CGAGTAGTCGGGCTGCTGCGGGCCTTGTGGGCCTTGAGCGCCGGCATCAGTGGCGGTAAGTCCTGGGCCTTGCGCGTAGCGCTGTTCGGTGCGGGCGTACTTGTCGCGCCACATATCGGTGAACTGTTTGGCGGGCGCGTTCGGGTCGCCGCCGTTGCCGCTGATGTTCTGTGGTGGGACCAGTTGCCCGGCCGGCGTGTCGGGGTTGGCGAGGAGTTTGGTGGCGCCGGCGGTGCCTTGCTGATGCGCCAGATAGATTTCGGCGTTGGTCGGCTCGCGCCCCAGCGCGCTCTGCATCTGCTGGCGCTTTTCACCGAGAAAGGACACGCCTTGTTGTAGTTGGCCTTGTGGCGTCGCGGCGGTTCCACCAACCGAGGCGCGCTCCGGCGCTCCCATCTGGTAGATGTTGCCGCGCGTGCCGAGATTGGCCCCGTGCCCGCTCTCGATCTCTGCCGTCGCATTGGCGAGTTTTGGATCGACGCCTTGCTGCGCCGCAGCATCCGAGACTTGCGCCGGCGTGACGAGCGGATGACCGGGCGAGCGGAGGCGGCCCATCTCCTCATCGACGACTGCCGAGACGTGTCCCTGGCTGACGATCGCCTTCAAGTGGTCGACCGTTTCCTCGCGCATCATCGGGCGATAGGTGTCGATCAGCTTGGCGGCGGCGATCGGGTCGCTTTTCGCCAAGGCTTGTACGCGCCCCGCCACAACGTCGGATGTTGCTTTCAGCGTCAGGTCACGCTCGAGCTGCGATCCCTCGGGCGCTCCCGCGTCTTGCGCTTGTCGTGCTGCGGCTGACCTGGCGTCGGCCAGAGAGTTCACAAACGCCGAATCGTTATTGAAATTCAGCGCCGCATTCTGCACCGAAAGGTCTATCGTCGCCTGATTTGTGGCGTGCTGATAGGTCTTTTGCGCCTGATCGAGATGGCGGCCGACATCGGACAGCATGTATGCCTGGAGACGGCGGGTGTCGGCATCGAAGGCGAGCTTGGCGCGCGGATTGAGACTCGCCCCGAGCTGCTCGCGTTGCTGCAGGAGTTGCTGTCTTACGGCGGGTCCGGCGTCCATCGCGGCTTGTCCGCTCTTGCCATAGAAGCCGGTGTCTCCAGTGCTTGGATCGCCAAACAGCAGCTTGGTTGTCGCGTCCTGGTATTTGTTCGTCTGATCATTTGCGGTCGTGGTGTTGTAGAGTTCCTGCTGCTGTCGGTAAGCGTCCCAAACCTGTGTTCCGGCCTGTTCGGCACCCGCACCCAGCCGCTGTTCGGCCTGCCCCATGAAGCCGCCAAAGGCTTCCGGCGATGACGGGATGTGCTGATATCCGCCGCCGGGAATGTTGCCGGGGCCGCCCGGCGTCTCGGCGGGCGCGGGCGGCGCTGCGGTGTAGAGCACGCGCGCCATTTAACTACACTTTGCGGTCCATCGCGTCGCTCGCCCTCGCGACGCGCAAAAGCGCCACGACGCTCGCCCCAATACGCGCCAATGTCATTGTACGTTCTATCGCCCCCTCCTCGAAGGAAAGGGTCATGTCTTCCAATATATCCCTCGGCACACGCAATAACGCATCCCGCTCGACACCGTCTTCCTTAATCCTAACGTCAATGTATTTACGTCGCGCCATCAAGACCTCAGCTAGGCATTTCCGGCCTTGTGGCCGCCGCCTAATGCCGCAAGAGCGACCGCCTCTATTTCGTCAAGAATGCGATCGGTCTCCCCATCGAGAACATCAATAGGATTGCCACCCGAGGGATTTTCAATCAAACGAGGCAAAGCGGGGCACACCCTCATCATAGCCAATCCCATACGTACCTTCTTGACCTCTCCCAGCATGAATTTGGCGCGTCGGCGGCGCTCGTGACGATTCTCCGTCACTGTAGTCTTCATGCCCCGAAGTCCCCGAGATCGCTGCCACCGCCAAATCCACTGTTGTTCTGCATCCAAAGAAAGCGGTTCGCCACCGTCCCGGCGCCGCCGATCAGTGAGCCCGCAGCGGACAATGGTCCGGCGGCTCTCGCCTGCCCCGCCGTTGCGGTATCGAGGCCACTCTGTGCGGTAAAGCTCGTTGCCTGTGTGCGGTAGCCGTAACTCTGCAATCCGGCGTTATACTGGTCGGTCTCCGCAGCCAATCGGCCGATGTCGCGATGCGTCGTCCGCACATCGACCGAGGATGGCGAGCCGACATCGATGCCGCTGGCCGATTGCGCGGCGAGGATCGAGCCTTCCTGCGCTCTCGTCTGGAGGCTCGTCGCCTCGGCTTTGGCCTCGCCTTGTTGCGCGGCGAGTGTCGCGTTCTGCTGTGCGGCGATCGCGTTGTTGGACGCAACTTTTGCCTGGTATTGCGCGTTTGCGGCTTGCGCGTTGGAACTTTGAATTGCGCCGATGGCGCTGATGCCGGTGCCGATGACCGAAGCGGCGACTGCCACGATCGGGAGAATGGGCAGACCCATCAGCGCGCCTCCAATTGCCGAAAGGCGATGCCGTGGAGACCCAGCCGTTCCGGCTCCCCGGCGCGGAACCCGGCCATTTCCATAAACCGCACGGCCCGATGATAATCCGCCGCCACGGTGCCGCGCACCACTCTGCCCATCTCCAGCATCTGTTTGATCTCGCGCCTGACCTCACGAAAAAATCCCAGCGGGACCCGCTCGATCGCTGGCGTCGTCACCAACCATCCATAGACCTCCGATGATAGCAGAGTTCCCCAGAACCCCCCCAACGCGATGATCTCACCCTCGACAAAGGCCGCTTTGCGATAGGGTGAGCCGCGAAAGATTCGCCGGATTGCCTTGCGGCAGTCGCCGTAAAGCGCCTCGATCTCGGCGCGATCCTCCTTGCGCAATCGGCGCGCGACCATGCCAACATGGAGGGGTTTGGCGTCGACGATCTCGATCATCGGGCGGCGATCGGCTCCATAAAGTCAAAGCGCGGATCTAAGGTTGGGCGAAATTCCATCCACACACCACGCGGGCCGCCCATATCGATGGGTCTGGACGCATGGGCGCGGAGCCACAGCTTCTTGCTGGCGTGCTTTCTCTTTCGTTCGCCCTTCAGCAGAATCTGCCGTATCCTCTCCGGGCCACATCCAAATTGCTTCCCGATTGCCGTCAGCGTCGCCCCGCTTTCTCTCGCAAGCATGACCGCCAGCGTTCGGTTAGGGTTTTTGAGATATTTCCGCCAGCACTCCACGCCACAAACGTGGGGCGGGGGCGGGGAAGGCTTGCGCAGAGCGGGTCGCGGCGGAGGCGGCGGAGGCGGGCTGAGTGGCGGGGCGCGCCACTCCTCCACTTGGGCGGCGCGCCATTTCTCAAATTCTGACGGCGCGGCGAGCTGGGCGGCCCGATACGCGCGCTCCCATTCCTCAAAACCTGGGGACCAGCCAGTCGAGAGATACTGTTTGTCCGAATATAGCTTCGTCCGTAAAGCATTCGCGATCCGATCCAGCTCCAACCAAATCATCGCATCGCCCTTTCCTGCGCCTGCGCCCCCGGCCGCTCGATCCCCGCTTCCGGGAGATCGCCGACCAATATCTCCGGGATGATCGCCGTTATGGACAACGGAAGGGGCGCATTCTGCTGCACCGCAACCTGCCCCGGTTTCGCCCAATTCCCCTGGATCGGCACCCGGATGTCTCCGGTGTACAACGCCGTCGCCGGTTGACCGCCGGGTGTCGTGTAGCTCGCCCCGAGGTTCGGCATTGCGGCCAGGTTGTTCCAATTCACCGCCAATACCGGCGGCGACACCGTCGAGCCGTCGATTTGGTTCGACCCTGCCGCAATCGCCCCACCGGACGCGTCGACCCGTACCGTCACCGCGAAGATGTTCTTGCGCCGCCCCTGCACTGTCGGTTGCCCCTCATCGAGATAAACGCTCTGAAACTGCGGCGTAAAGGCGAGCCCGATCTTGATGTTGACGGCCGAAAACGGCAAGACGAGCGCCCCATTATTTGGAACGGTAAACGGTCCGATCGGCACCCCGTCGGCCAATCCGACGACGCTCATCCCCGCGAGATGGGACAGTCCATGAACGCTGTTGGTCAGCGGGCTTCCCGGCACGGTTCCGACACCGCAATCGACGCACCACGGGTCTTGCGGCGCGAGCCAGATGCGGTTGTCCAAACGCTCGATGTAATAGGCATTGGGCTTGCCGGGACGCTGGCGCGACGTGACAAAATAGGCCGCGTTCACCGGGGGTTCGGAGACCGAGCAGACCGACCAGAACGAGCCCTGCGTATCGTGCCGCGACCACCCCGTGACCTCCTGCTCCTTCATAAAGGTCAGCGACAGCAACGCGCCGTCGCCGCGGACGGCCCAGGCGATCTTCAGCGGATCTTCGCACCACGCCCATTCGGTAATCTGGTAGCCATCGAACAGATGCGTCGACAACACCGTAATGTCGGTGCCGGTGTAGAGATTGGTGAAGAAATTGTACGCCAAGTCGCGCACCCGCGCGCCGAGCGCCTGGACGTAAAGAATGTCGTAATTGACCTTGATCGGCACGACCTGCGAATTGCAGCCGTTGAAGGCTTGCGGCAGCCCCTCGATGTTGGACGGCGTGATGGGTTGCGGGTTGAAGGTGGAACTCCCGGCACCCTCGATCTGCCAGGCCGATTTCCCAGTCAGCACGACTAGGCCAACCGACATCGGGATCATGAACTGAATGCCATCGACCTGCTCGGCGAACGGCGTTGCAACGATGGCGTCGGAATCGACGACCGGGATGCGGCTGTCAAAATTTTGAAAGGCGCCGGGCTGCGAGAAGAACATCGTGTCCGGCTGGTTCAGCGTGTTGGCATAACCTCGGCGTTGCTGAAAATACGACACGACACCGGGATAGATTCCTTGCTCCGGGCCGACAATCGCTGTCGCCGTCGCACCGGTGCCGTCGCCGCCGATGACGACGGGGTCGGTCGGGAGAAAGTCTCTTCCGCCACTGGACAGCTCGATCCCGCCCAATGTGCCGCTGATCGGCACGCCCGCCGCAACCAATCCGGTGCCAGTGGACGTGGTGACCGTGATCGTAAAAAACGTATAGCCGGTTCCTGGGCTGGTGATGTTGAAGCCGAGGATCTGGCCGGGCACGAACGGGTTGTTGTGCAGCGGCGGAGTCTGCGTGTAGTCGGCGATGATGTTGTTGTCGATCGTCTGCGTGCCTTGGGTTTGCGCCATGAACCCATAGAGTGCGTTGGCTGGCACCGTCGTGGCGACGGCAGGCTGCGCCTTGTAGATATTGTAATATTTTGCGCCGGGTACGGAAAGCCAGGTGATCGTGATCGAGCCCGCCGTCACGGCGATGTCGATCGCGGACGCCAAGCGCCCATCGAACGATGCGACGCTCTCCTCGCCGGTCTTCATGTCCACCGCGGTCACGACATAGGCATAACCGGTCGCGGTCGGGACGTCGCCCATATGCGCGATGTAATTGAGCATCACGGTCGGCGGGGCCGCGGGCGGGTTGATGTTGCTCTGAGTCGTGTAGGCGGTCAATGTCCAGTTATCCGCCGCCAGCCGCTCCAATTCCATCGGCGCATAAGCCGAATGCGTGAGCGACATCACGTCAGCCGACTGCGCGTATTTTAGGAGCGGAAGGTCGCTGGCCTGATACGGCGTCGTGATCGTATAGATCCGGGCCGCCGTACCGCTGCCCGTGTAAACTATCGGGCCGTAGTTCTGGGTGATCGGATTGCCGTCGAGGTCGAGCAGCGGGAAGGTCGATCCGCCGCTGCCGCCGACGATAAACGTCTCGCCGTTGATCGACGTGCTGGCGGCCCCGAGATGATCGATAAAGATCCAGTCGCCCGTCGTAAACGAGCCGGTGACGGTCAGCATCCCGTCGCTGGAGAACGCCGTGATGACCAGCGGAGTCTCGGCGATGTACGCCCCACGATAGATGAACCGCAGATACTGGTCGCCAAATTCGAGCGCATAAGCCTGCGTCGTCGAGAACGAGAACGGGATGATGCGTGGGCGAACACCGAAGGGTTGCTTGGAGCGTCCGACAAACGCCGTGCCAGGACGGGAGTACAGCCCCCCGCGATAATTGACGTAGAGGTTTCGGGCGGTTGTCGCGCCTACGTGCAGTTTGGCCAGATCCTCGCGGCCCCACAACGCCGGGGCGAGTTCGCCGGCAGAGAACGCCGGCTGGAGAACCGGAAGAGTCATCGGCTAATAGGCTGAGCCGTCCGGCAGGGACAAGGTGTCCCACCCGGCGATCAGCCCCGGAATATTGCTGGTGAAAAACCCGCTCGGCCACCCGCCGGTGCTTCGCACCCTGATGAAGTCCGGGATATGGTCTACGGTGCTCCACCCCTCGTTGCCGTCCGAGACACGGGCGCGGCCGACCGCGTCCTTGACGATCGCGATATTCTCCGCTCGCATCTGCATCGCGAGCTTCTTGTCTGGCACCAACGGCATCGCAAACCTCGCGGCGAGGAACGCCACGACCGCGTCCATGAACAACGGGTCCCATTGCTGCGGATCGCTGATCATCGCAGTGTAGACGGCCATTGCGTTTTTGACGTTGGTCAGGATGACGGCAATTCCCGTCCCATCGGGACCGGCAAACAGATCGGTGCCGACGACGAAAGGAGCCGGCAACGTGCTGCTGTAGATCGGCGCAACCGGCAGGTTGGTCATCAATGGCGGAGTGAGGGGATCGGGGGCCGAGAGTTGCGGCACAAACCGCACCTTGATGCAGTCCTCGGGGTCAAGGTATTCGTAGAGCCACGGCGGCGGCACGTCGGTCGGCACCGTGCCGTCGGTATTGGTCGTGTCCTTGGCAAGCGACAGGGGGGCGGTCTTGCGCGCGAAGTTCCAGTGCGCCGAACGCAGCAGGGAACGCACACTAGGACCGTAATGCCTGAGCGCCACGCGGGACGATGCGCTGCCTTCGTACATCTCGGCAATAACGGGCACGCCGCACTCGTCGAGCGCGCGGTTGCAAACATCCGGGGGACGCGTGAGAGGGTTGGCCACGTCACCCTACGCGGTTCTGGCCGACACCAATGATGCTGAAACTCTCCTCCAATTTTACTCGGGAGAAATCCGGCCGACCCGCCAGCGCCATCGCGAAGGATGAGGATAGGGTGCGAACAACGGCTTCCTGGAAGATCGAATCCCACATGTTCTCCGGCGGGGCCACCGTGCAGATCGCCAGCGCGCTCTCGAGATCGGTAAGGATCACCTTCGCCGGGCTGGTCACTCCCGGCGGCAGCACGTCGAGGTCGATATCAAAGGCGACCTTGAACAGGATCGGCCCCGGCTCGTAAGGATCGCCACCCTGAAACCCGATCGGATCTGGACGCAAGCCCCGGATGTAGATCGCCGATATCTGATTGGTCTGCCCCAGCGGATAGAGGTATTCAAAGCGCCACGGCGGCACAGGCTGCGTCTCGTCCCATAAGTCAACCGGAGGGACTTGAGCGGTCTTCAGCAAGGTCAGCGCTACCGTCTGGCTGCCGAAATCCCAATCGCCCTCACGCAAGACCATCTCGACGGCAGGCTGATAAAGTACCGCGGCGGCTTGAGCGGCGGGAGAATTGTCAGTCGGCGGGAACCCGATAATTTGGGCCTGGCCGCCAATCTGCTCCAGCGATCGATTGACCAAACTTATATTGGTTGCAGGCACTTCAGAACCCGCCGCAGCGATAAAAGATCTGATAGGTTTGGCCGGCGGTTAGGGCAGCCCCAGCGTTCGCCCAATCGAAATCGAAATAGCTCGTGGTCGGCGCCGTCCTATTGCCGACCGTAGCGCCAACTGTCCACGCCGCGCTCCCGCCTGCAGTAATCGCCGTGCAAATGACATTTGGATAGTGAAACGCCGACATGGTCAGTCTCACATCTCCCGCGGCGCTGGGGCTTCCTGCTGGGGCAAGCAGGATTACCCCACCTAAATCGTTGCCGGTGACGTTCATGGCGCCTGACCCAAGACCGCTTCCATTGGGGCCGGCCGCGACCGATACCGGAGAGGGCG